GTCAAACGTCATATCGGTTACATAACTTTTACCGAAAAGATCCATTGCAACTTTTTGTGGTTCTGCTACAACATTGCTCTCTGTGCTTTTGCCGCTCCCAAATTGCAAAAATGTATTATTGCGTGCCCTCTCAACAGTAAACTTTCTAGAGACCAAATGGGGCTTCATTATAGACGGAACATTATCGTTTTTAAAATTATTATTAGTAATCTCCTTAAAAACAATATCTTGGGATAAATAATCTACTTCAAAATATTCATTTCCTTGAGAATCTATAACTGAAATAATCTCTGAGACATTTGAATTTGATAATTTAATCCTCTTGAATCTTTCGTAGGTGCCGACCTTCACTTTTTCTACAGCAAAAAATCCGGAAACAACTTCTCCGTATGCTTTAATTGCATAATAGGATGGGGCGCCCGTTGAGGCATCAATTCTTGCTGCAATAGTTGAATTTTTAGGATCTGCAAAATCTATGTTTCTTGTTAGCATAAAGTTTAATCCCGTATCTGATGAAAATCGAGTTCCTTGCCTAAGTACGGGAATATAATCGGTATCAGGACCGATGCCAGTACTTGAAGCTGGCACCAATATAAACAAAGCAGCTTGGCCATGAGTTGATGGGCGTCCGGTATCTTTATACCCCATTATGCGCCCATGTCTCAAAACATTATTGTATTGATATGCTGTATCGAGAAAAGTTTCGTTAACGTTATAGTCTAAATAAAACGAAAGCTGATCGCCAACATACGCTACCGCATCTACCATTAGGGCGCCAAAGGACGCTTCGCTGAAATCCCGAAAAGTATCCGGATAAAGCCTTTCAGCTACTTGCAAAAGATCCTTTCGTATATCCTGAAATTCTCTATTGGTGTAATTAACTGGTACTATCTTTTTTTGTTCGTTCGACATTAAAAGTCCTCAATTTTAAATAGTAAATTCTAACAAATCTCTTATACCAATATTTGGTATTGAATATTCCAAAGAAAATCCTAACTTATTTGCATCCTGCGCAGAAGTATCAAAAACAATACGCTTTATCGTAACTATTGGTATATACGTGGCTACTTGCTTCTTTATATTCGTTTCAATTTCTGCGTAAGTTGATTGTTCAAAGTTTAAAAATAAATATCTTCTAAGCCCAACACCAAACTCTGGCTCCATTACCCTTTCACCCGGATCCGTTAATAAAAGCATTTTAAGATTTTGTTTGACCAGCGATTTAATGGTTTTAATCATTTTAAAACCGTCGCCAGAATCAATTGCGAGCGGCAAAGAAACTGCTATTGAAGACATTTTTTTATATTACCTCACTATAATTATCATCAATCTTCTTTTTCACACAATTCTCCATCAATATTAAATGGATTTGAGCGCAAACGTCTGCGGCGCCAGCGTGGAAGGATCTTGCTGCCGGCGGCTGGCTTAAGACTACTCTTTAGTTCTGCTAATTGGGCTTGCGCGGGTCGGCTGGCTGCGTCCCCAAAATTAAAGTCTCTACAATTATAATTTGGGTTAAATTGCTTTTTCAGCATACGCTTTGTTTTTCTTAAAAGAACTTGGTCCCAATTATCCCATTCGGTAACAAAAAGTCCACCAAACCAGCCAGGAGAACGATCTTTTACGCTAGCCCAACCAGGCTCTCCTCGACTCTCACTAACTTCTGAAGTCCAAGAACCATTCTCTTCTTGAACTGATTCAACATATACACCCGGCTTAGCGTCCTCTGAGGAATCACCGCCAAAGGCGCCGCCATCTGCCACCGTCACTTCTCCAATTGACGGCAAAAATGCAAGATCATTATAAATTGCAGCAAATGCTGTCAACTTGGGGAGCCCAAGAATATAACGAGATACTAACTTAAATTTATCATCTTCTTTGAGAAGGTTGATCAAACATAACAATAGTTTGCTATTACCAGACACTGGTTCATATTCACCAATTGTCAAATCCAAGGCGTCAACCTCGGCAGATGTAATTTCATATTTTGTGCCGTTTATAACTATAGAAAATAGTAATCCATGTCTAACGCCCAACTCACCTTCCATTCCCGCAACATTGCCTTCCTCGTCGTTCACCAATCTTAAGTCGCCAGGATATACATCCGAGATATTCTGCGACCAGTTATTTGATTTAATTACTGTTGTTGCCGAAGATGGGGTCATCTTGACGTTCTGGATTTTGGTATATTTTTCAATTACAAATGGCTGTGTTGCTGAACTAGAAGCAGTAAAAGGATATTCTTCTACATCTCCAACCGGGAATTCAGACATGTGAACCATCGGAGAAAGAATATCGTGTGGTTTGTCCGAATGGTATTCGCCGGCCATAAACATTATATCGCCATTGTCATCCTGTGTAACATGATAATAACCAATATATGTGTTACAGGTGGCAACATCCTCAATGCCATCTAGATCTTCTTTAACCACAAGCTCATTGCCGCCAGTGTAATGATTCTCACCCTCTGTTGGTAAATTGGGGTATACTGGTTTTATATCTTCATCAATAGTTAAAGTGCTTCCCTGCGTGAAATTTTCAAGCAGATAATAGTCTATATCAAAAACATCAGGAGCCATTCCGTTGGTTTTGAGATTCTTAATAAACTTTTCTCCCATATAATTCAACTGTTCGATAACCACTTCTTTCATAATTAATTTAGCAGTCTCTTCGGTTGCCTTAACCGCCTCTAGGTTTTTCTCCGCTCTATAGTGATTAAGTTTCTTATAAGACGGTACTTCGCCATTTTCCTTTGCTCTCTTAAGATCGCCGGCAGACGGTGGCTGATATTCTTCTTGTACATCATTCAGCCTAATCAGTGCTCGTAATACATTTGCTGGGGGGGTTATGTCGCCGGCTTCTACCTGGCGGGCGTACATCTGTACGGATTGTTCCAAAAATGCATACCAAAATTCTTCATCCTTAAAGCTACTAAAAAGTTCTCCAAAATCAGGTTGCGCATCCTTAAGGCTTTCTTCCATATCTTCAATAATATAAGACGCATACATAGAACTAAAAACTTCTGTGAATCTTGGGGAAAATTTTGTAAAGGTTGCCATTGATTTAATAAAATGCGTAGTAGCATAAATTCTTATAGCTGCCGTAATTAATCCCTGTATTGCAGCAGTAGAAGAGCGTTCCAAAATTCTATTATAAGGCAGTTCCACGGAACACGACGGATCTTCTTGTAATCTTGCATCTTCTGGAATATCGGGATATACTTGTTCAACCACATCTTGAATTTCACTGAAGTCGACTAAATCGGTTGCTCGGGTCTCACAAGGGCTCGGTTCAGGAAACAACACGTCAATAAATCCCAACCAACCCTCATTTTTTACTGGCTTGATGTAAATGGGAGGGTTCATATAGCTTCCCCCAAATGTCATTGGAGAGAGATAAAATACTCGTGTATCTTCTGGGGTTTCATTCTGTTCATTAATATACTGATCATAACTTTTGCCGAGAACCATATCGTTATTCTCATAACCAGAATCATTATATGGTACACCATCGTTTGTAACATATTCAACGTCATCGCCCGTTAAATCGTCAAATCTGGCGCCATAATCAAATGCTGCGGTGTTCCCGGCTATATCCGCCATTATTGAATTTATCATTGATGACATAGTTTCATCATAGAAGTCCTTAATCTCTTCAGTTGTAACAGCGGCTAAAGAGAGGTTGCTGTTCACTATTTCTTTAAGTAAGATAATCTGCGGAATGTAGTGCTGCTTCCCTTCAAATGTTGATAAAAATTCTGTGTATTCGTCCAGATCAATTTCTTCGAGTGTATCATCAACAGCTAAAAATTCGTATCTTCTATCTTTAATTGTTTTTGCTTCTTTTGATGTTTTCACTATATCAACTACATCAAGAATCATTGATTCGGCCGCGGCATTTACGTCGGCAGCCATATTAAATTTTTCAATTAGCTTGATTCTCACATTATCGCCAGGTCTGTTGTATACTATTGTTTCATCTATTGGTAATGAATCATCGGGTTTCGTACACGAAACGGGCTCCACGGGGCCTTTCACTAAATCAGAAAGATACATTTTTAGTTCAAAACCATAGGAGAAATCTGATTGTGGCTGCGGGGCGCCATATGTACTAACTGCGTTAAGACCGCTTTTTAATCCTTTGGCATTATCTTCAAATTTTAAAGACAAATCTGGCGTTGCTTTGCGTCCTTTTTTAACAAATGATACCCGATTATTTTCATAATCAACCTCAGTATCAACATTATATCCTAAATCGGGGAGAGAAAGGACACTAAAAGACTCTATGGGGAGAAACCAGATAGTCTGATCAGAATCGCTTAAATTGTCAAGTGATTTTACAGAAACTGTTTCCTCTTCATAATCATTATTTGACTTGAAATTAATTTTCAAATCTTCATTTATATATTGCTGCATCCATTCTGCAACCTTTTGCGGAAAAGCGCCTTTTTGACTTTTAAGTGCGGGCGGTCCAAGAAGAAGCGTGAAGAGTTCAGACGGGCTAATGTTATCAAGATCGGCTTCGCGTGAGGGATCGTTCATATAAAAATCAACATATCTTCTTCTATTGGATGCTTTTCTATAATGTGCTGTTAGTGGGTTACCCATCGTATCGGAAAGAATCATGTTCATCATTCCCCACCGCGGTTCTCCGGGGCCACTCCCCATCATATCGAGAGAATATGCAGCCTTAAGAGCTTGAAATTGGGCGCCCAATACTGCTGTTGTTGCTTGGATTACCTCATCTGGCTCATATGGCAGAAGCCCATTATTACAACCCGGATCTGACTGTATCTGTGGCATGTTGCACTCAAGATAGCTTGGTATACTTTGCATCATGGTACTTAAATCCGTTATGTCGGATAGATCTGGGGCGCATAGTTTTTCAAGCTGATCTTTGCTGGCCCTGCCATCGAGAAGCGATGATCTCAAATCACAAAATTGTTCAAGTTGGTCTGGGCTCGCGCACAAAGAAGGATTCGCCGGAGAATCGCCCATCTCAACATCTCTCAATTGAGCGCGGAATTCAGCCGGCATTAGATTGCCCATATTTTTAAACATGCTAGCAATCGATGTTTGATCTTTTAGTCCGCTTCTAAAATCAGTATATTCGTGTTCAATTAAACTATCTACAATTTCAAGAAATCCAGAAGACGGGTTTCCTAAAAACGCATCTGTTAACTCTCTTTGTGTGACTGCTGACGAAACGTCTTGAGCAAACGATAGAGTCTGTTGCTGATCAGCCATGGCAGCACCGCCGGCGCCGAGCAAACTAAACATTTCAACAATTGTATTATCTAATGTTTCATCATCAACATCTTCACCACAAATTGATGCGCGAATAACATCCTTTAAAGTATTTTTTCCAGTAACAAGACTTGGGAGTGCCATGGCAGCATCGCCAACCGTCTGTAGTGCTTTGCAAATTGCATCTCCTATTAATTCACATATTTTGGCTATCAGTTTCATTAATATGCGTATCAACAGTTCCATAAGTAATTTTTTTATTAAGTTAAAAAGGTATTTAAGAATATCTTTCCAATTTGGTATCGCCAAAGATCCAAATCTTGGAAATGTAAGTTCAAACCCCTGAAAGCACCCCGAACATGGATTTGGTAAACCCACACCTAGGTCATTTAATAAACCACTAAATGTCCAGCCAGGTCCTGGGGGGACGGGGCACGTAAACATATTAACGACAGCCAATATTCTTGCGATTACTTCGGCGCCGGGGAAGTCCATCAATTGATCTATTAGTTCAAGGAGCCTGCCGCTATAATTGTCTATAAGCGCCTGTACATACAAAATCATAATGCTGGCACTGTCAGCTTTTTCTTCCTCGCCAGAT